CCGATATCCCGAATAAAGTAGAATTGTCCATGAATCTCAAAAAGAAGAACTTCGTCCTCCTTGATATTATACCCGGCGTATGCGTTCAACAGCTCCCGAACCTCCGGCCAATGACCGAAATCCTGCCCCTCCGCTTTTGCAAGATATGTGTTTGTCTGCGCCATGTGCCCCGCCGAAGTCGTCAATGTCGGCATGGGAAAGCGCATATCCTTGCAGTCCGTGTTTTTGCGCAACACGCACAAATGGCTCTCCACAAGCCCGTGTCTGTCCTTTGTAGTCACCGTATGCAACGGATCGTCGATGGCAGACGCCTGCTCATCCCCTCCGTAATACTTGACGATATTTGCCGTCGTAAACGCATTATGGTCTATAGCCGTCACGGTAGGCATCGGCTCGTCGAGGGCGGCGCCGCTTTGCTTGGCCCCGCTGAAATATTTCGATAAAAACGCAGCATTGACGGCATATCTCGGCGAACCGTCAATCGTCATGATAGGCTTGTTTATCCCCTGCCCGCGCACTTCTCCCTTCCCCTGCTCGGAATGATACTGAACAAGCGACGGAGCGCAGAGAAAATTCCTGTTCCCCGTGGTGACAGTCGGCAGAGGCTCTTCCACGCCATGCGGAACATTGTTCGTGTTGTTGCTCAAGATATATGGCCGCTTGTTCCGAATAACGAACTTGTCAAGCCCCCGTGCAATACGGCGAAGCGTATTTTCCGCAAGAGGCTTTGACCTCTCAAATATGGATGGGCACGGAATGCTCCAGTCGATACATTCGGCAGCCGTACGATATCTTTTCAGTCCTTTTCCCCTTCCGTGCGTCGGCGCCGGCCATACGATCGGGAACCCGTCCCGCCTGGCGATAAGGTAAAATCTCTTACGGATAGTCGGAGCGCCGTAGTCACACGCTTTGAGCGTCCGCCACTCCACCTTATAATCAAGCCCTGCCGCAAGCCTGTCGCCGTCCTCACTGTCGGGCTCTATTTTCAAGAACTCGCAAGCCTCCGAAAACGCAGGGTGCTCCTTTTCTATGCCGCCCGTGAGCATTGCCACAAAGCCGTTGAACGTCTCACCGATGTGCGCGGGGTCGGGCCGCATTTTTCCGTCCATCTCCTTGAGCGGGCCCCACGTCTGTATCTCCTCTACGTTTTCCATCATGATGATGCGCGGAGAAGCTGTAGGGTGCATCGCCCACTTCAGCACAACCCACGACAGCCCGCGAATATGCTTGCTCACGGGAGTACCTCCTTTCGCCCTCGAAAAATGTTTGCAATCCGGCGAAAACCACGCTATGCCGACCGCGCGACCGCCCGTAACCTGTTCAGGATCAATGGCGAACACGTCCTCCCGGAAGTGGCGTGTGTACGGGTGATTGACCTTGTGCATGGCGATTGCGTCCGCGTCGTGATTGACTGCTATATCGACGGGATAACCGAGTGCAAGTTCCATGCCCGTGCTCGCCCCTCCGCCGCCCGCGAAGTTATCCACGACAAGCTCTCTGAACAGGTTATCCTGAAACATTTTTATCCTCCGTTTTCTCTTCGCGCTCGTATTTCTCGGCGTCGAAGTATCTGCAACCCTCGTGGTCGTCTCGGCACCGTTCGGGGCACCTCTTTTTCTTGCAGAATGCGCAGCAGAGCTCTCTGTCCTCGCATGAGTTCGGAATCAGGCATTTCATATTTCCTTGACCTCCAAAGTTTTTATGTGGGACAGGCGGAAGCATAGATTACCTACCACATACTTTTTCGGCTGATAGAAAAATCCGTTCCCAAGCTCCAAGACGCCCTCTCGCACATCGCCGTCAAAGAATGTAATTCTTACGTCCTTTCCCACATAGCTCTCTAAAAGTTCCCGTGTCAATTTACTTTTGCCGATTTTCATGTTTTTCCTCCTCGTAAATTCGGCACTTTTCGCAGAATGCCTCATACCGCTTTCGCGTTCCCTCCGACATGAGCTCCACTCGCCCGTAGTAGATAGAGAACGCCCGCGCCTCTTTCATCAGTTCTTTCTTCGTGTAAGTCAGCTTTTTCATGCGCGTTACCTCTCTGCCGTTGCTACCGCGCGCAACAGCGCGCGGCGCACGGCGTTCTGTTATCCCAAAATCACGACGTTTCCCGTCTTGATCTCTTCGACGAGAGCGGTCTCGAAAAATGTTCTGATGTACTGTTTTGCTTTCATCTTCCATGCCCCGCCGTCCGCCTCATACAGGGCAAACGAATTGCCGTCGCTGATACGGAACAGGAACTCCGACTCGGGCTGTTCCACCTCGATAAAGGTACGGAACGGTGCGAGCTTGATGATAGGCGAGATTTTGACGTCGGAGGCGAGCATTGCCCCCTGCTTTGCCACCACCTGCTGCGTGATACCGTCGTCGGACGTTTCGACCGACTCGATGTTTGAAACCTTTTTGAGAAGCTGCAAAAGGTTTGCCGTGTGCTCCGTCTGAATGAACAGCGAACGGATCGCAATCACGAAACGCTCGTAGTCATAGCCATTGCCGAAGCGGAATCTGTTGCCCTCCGCGACTGCGCTGTACGGCTTTTCCCTGTCTTTCTCGCCGTCAAGCGAAGTGATGACCGACACGCACGCCTCCGACTCGATGTTGATGTAGATAGGCAGAACAAACCGCTGCATTTCCCTCTTGACGATTTCCACGATAGACGAGAGATCGGAAAACCTGATCTCCGCCGCGACGTCCTTGCGGGGCTCGATCTCAACGAGGCTTTTTGTCGCAAAAGTGCGACCGTTGCTCTCGATGACCTGCACCTTGTTCTCCTTGACGATACGTTCGATGTCGTTCACGATGTTGTTGTTTTCCATTGCCTTATTCCTCCGATTTTTTGATTTTGACGATGTGGGTTTCATGGACTTCGCCGAAGATGTCGGCTTGTCCGTCGATGTAGCCGCAGCCGCTCTCAACGAGCTGATAGCTGTTGTCTATCAGAGCCATTGCCATTTGCGAATGTACGGCATTCGTGGGGCGGAGCTGCTTCTTGACGGTGGTCTTGATGTTCACCGTCGTTCTGTTGTTGACGGGCGTCAGGCAGAGCTCAACGGTGAGCTTGCGCGGCTTCTCGTCCGTGTTCGGGTTTTGAATGTTCTCGATGACCTTTACAAGCTCATAATTGATACGCTCAATTGCGGCGGCGTTTGCGAACTCCAAAACGCTTGTTACTTCTTTCATGCTGTTAGTCCTCCTTGTTTTTGTTTTATGCGTCAGAACGGAATGTCCCCGTCGTCGTCAAACGCCTCTAATTGCGGTTTTGCGCCCCGTCTCCTCGGGGCAGGCTCATCGTACTGCCCGTCGTCGTCTCGGGCTCTCTGCGTCAAAAACTCGACGTCCTGCGCCACGATGTCAACGGCGGTGCGCTTTACGCCCTCCCTGTCCTCATAGTTGCGCATTTGAATACTTCCGACCACCGCGACCTTGTGCCCTTTCTTACAGTACCTTGCGACATTCTCGCCTGTACCGCGCCATACGGTTACTTGAAAAAAGTCCGTCTCGCGCTCGCCGTCCGACGAGGCATACTGCCTGTTCACGGCAAGCCCGAATCGACACACGGCTATTCCGCTGTTCGTCTCCGACAGCTCGGGATCGCGCGTCAGATTGCCGATAAGAAAAATTTTGTTCATTGCCTCTCACCTATTCCGTTCACGCAGAAGTTTTCCCACTTCTTGTAGGCGTCCACATAGCACCGCTTTTTATCGCCGTCGTATGTGAGCTCATAGTACATACCGTCTTTGAGCGTCGTGCTTGCAAGAGCTTTGTTGTTTTGCAGGACTTTGACCTGCCACACGATGAACACGTCGTCCTCGCTGATCTGAATGACGTCCGACACGTCAAGGTGCGCGTTCGCGTAATCGCGGACTACCTTTTTGACGAGAGCCTGAAATTCCTTGTCGCCCATATCAGTTGTGCCTCCATGTCAGAATTCTCGTGTTCAGAATGCCCGAATAACGCAGCATGACGTCGAGCTGCTCGCGCATTTGTCCAACCTGAAACCAGCCCGTGATCTTGGAAGCCTTTTCTTCATCTTCGAGAAAGGCGTTGAGCTTGACGATCTTATCGTCAAGGGCGCGCTTTTCCTCCACAATGCGGGTGAAAGGCGTGTCGCTGCTTTTGCAGCAGTCTTTCAGGTTGTTGTCGCGCACATCGGCGACTTCGGGGTTGCTGTTGAGTTCTTTCATGATAATATCTCCTTTGCCTTTCGGCTTTTTAATAACTAATTTCTACGTCGTGGACGGGATAAGACGGCTCCGCCTTGTCCTCCGTCAACTGACCGCGTTTGTGATTGCTGCAAAACATGATCTCGTCCCCGATTTTGGCATAAATGTTGCCGTGCTCATCGCGGAAGTAATCATGCCCTGCGAATGTCTCTATGTACTTTGCCTGCGTCATCGCGCCGCCTCCCTGACTGTCGGCGCGACGGGAGCGAACTCCGAGCAGACGATCCGCACCTCTGTTGTCTTGCCGACGATGTTCTTTTGAATCTGCTCGCAATCGTGCTTGTATTCCACCGAATACTTGCAGACGCTTTCCTTTGCGCAGCAGTTACACTTATAGCTCGTGTTCATGCAGTACCTCCTTGACGATTTCGTCTATCTTGTCCGCCATTGTGGACGGGATAAGCTCATCGAACTCATAATAAAACGCCATTTTAACACTTTCCGCAAACTCTTTCACCACCGCTCGCACGTCGCCGTGACCTGTCCCGTGAGGAACGCTTCCTCTCCCTCCAAATCCTTTACAGCGGCGGATATCGCGTCGATACACTCCACACCGCCAGCCGTATAATGCGCGGGATGATCTACGTTGTCGTTCATATTCTTCCTCCGAAATAATTCTCGATTTCTTTCATTGCTTCCTGCGAACCGTGGCACACCGCCGCGCGGTAGCCCTCCTTGTTCAGGAAGTCCAGCCATGCCTTTTGCGGCTCGGTCGCCTTTGCCCTGCGGTC